GTTGATGAGCGCACTTGCGGCAGACAATCCGTGCAGTGATTACGAGATGATGGATTTTAGCGCAAGCGGTACGGCTGATGAGCGCAGCATAATCGGCACATATCTATTGTATTACACCAAGCTGCCGGAACGTGACAGATTAGGCGTTTCATACGCGGCTTCTGGGTTAGGTACACGATGGGGTTTTGCGGGTGGGTTTAATCAAATTCATTTTGAGAAAAGCAAAGCAACCCGCTCTAGGATTGGAAATTTTATTAAGGTTCTTGAGAATTTCGACGGTGATATGGACTCTCTTTCCAATGTGATATTTGGGCCGTTGTTTGTATTTCTTGCACGTCTTAATGCGCGTGGCATGGAGCGGCAAATAATCCATGCGCCGGAGCGGTTAAATAAAAGGCGCATGAAAAAAGGCGTTGCGCCCTATGTGTCGTATACCAAAGTTTCGGTTAATCCATACCATCAGACGTTAGGCCATAGTGGTCCGCGTAGCGATAAGGAATACACGCCGAAGCGGTATCATTTCCGGCGCGGCCATGTGCGGCATTTTCAAAACGGTCAAAAGACATGGGTTACGCCGTGTTTTGTCGGCACGCCGGAGCTAGGAAGCGTGGAGCATACCTACCAAGTGAATGCCGAATCGCAACCTATAAATCACTTACAAACCAGTTTTAGCGGCTCTGCAAGCAATGGTTAACCCGCTTTCGCATGATGCGTTCATCGTTTTGTCAGAGCTAGAAAGCCTTGGCAATCAATGCACTAGGGAGTTACTCACAGAGGCTGTGCATAAAAGGGGAATAAAAGGGCTTGACACGCTGATTTTGGAACTCGTAAAAGCTAATCAGGTAATTGAAGACAATTACAGACAGCTTATAATAGCTTGCTTTGATGAGCGTGATAAGCTTTCACCCCAAAAAACACTTAGTTATAAAGAAGCTTTTAACAGCAAAGCTATTATAAGCTCTGCGGTTAAGGGCATGCACGCTGGCTATCAGGCCGTGGTAGCGGGTAAAAAGCCACGCTACTCACCAATACATGAATATGCCAAGCAGCTTAGTCGTGTAGACCTACCTAAGTATTGGGAACTGGTCAGAAGGATGACGCATGCGGAACGTAGCCGCTTCAGTGCCAGCGTTGCACGATTGCTTGATTGAAGCCGCTGAGACTGAGCGGCGGTTACCAGCGGCGGTCAAACGGCAGAAGCTGGCAAGCTGGCCTGAGTACAAAGCTGATTGGCTGGCCTACGCCGATGAGATTACGCATATGGGCTTGGGTAGAGCCACGGCTGCACAGATCAGCCGCTACGATCAGATGCTAAGTGCGATCATCAAGCTTCACGGTGAAGACGATAGAAGGCTTTTATGGGCAACTGCGCATAGCGCAGCGTTTAAACGGCGTGGGCCTGCATGGTCAAAGCTGGCTAGATTGCTGCATACCAATAGGCGTACCGTGAAGACAAGGTATGAGCAGGCGCTGGTACGGCTGTATTATTGCCTGCGGTAACTGCGTCAGTTCCCAGCGGGAACCACTGTAGTTCCCGTAAATTGGGGGTATAAGTCGTATAACTTATATAACTTATGGTACTTATACCCTTCATTATTGGAAAGTACCGTAACAGCGTAACAAAGCGTAACGTAACACAGATTGTTACGTTTGTTACGAAGGCAAGTGTGAGAAAATGCTATATCTAGTATTTTCGATACCCAATGTACTCAAAATAGGCTAAGAAGCATTAAGATGGTGGCTTTGTGTCGCCATGTTTCATTGTGACCTCCGTTGTTAATACTTGAACCGCTGCGGTTTTCTCCCTCGCAGCGGTTCTCTTTTTGGAGACAGTTATGCCAAAGGTTAGAACAGCAAGCGGCAAGGTGAAGCATTATGCGTACACGGCGAAGGGCAAAGCTGCTGCGAAGAAGGCGAAGGCAGCAGCTAAGAAAGCGTCAAGGAAGCGTAAGTAATGGTAAGGCCAATCACGATCACAAAGGAAGTGGTGCAGAAGGTTTGCGATGAGCTAGCTGATGGCAAGTCGCTTGCTCAGGTTTGCCGCATGGAAACAATGCCTAGCCGAAGCGGGTTCCTATACGCTGTGCAGCGCGACGATGAATTGTACGAGTTGTATGCCAGAGCAAGAGCTATTGGTGCTGAGATGCTTGGAGACGAGATCGTAGAGATAGCTTCAGCATCATTGGATAGCGTAGAGCCTAAAGCAAGGATGGCAGAAGTGCAGGCACGCAAGCTGCTAATCGAGGCATTAAAGTGGACGTTCGCAAGAGCGCAACCAAAAGGGCTGCGGAATAAAGCCGAAGACACAGCGCAGAATAACAATGTGGTGATTAGCTGGCAGGCGAGCTTGGATGACGTGAGCGCAAGGAAGGCAGACGATGACAACGTGTTGGAGTTGGTAAGTGACGCTAGTTGATCCGAATCAGCGTGTTAGTTATCGGACAGCTACGCGCGAGTCGCTGTGATTGGGCTGGCGTTCATGGGCTGGGATTGGCCTGCTTGTCACCGGTTTGTCACCCAAAGCTCTGTAATGCGCAGACTTCTGCGGTTTAATGTCAGGTTGAATACCTGACGAGGGTAAAAAATGGGCCTAAACATTGAGATTCCATACTCCCCCCGGCCCCTTCAGCGGGATCTGCACCGGGCCTGGTCTGAGCATAGATACTCCGTAGCCATTACTCACCGGCGTTTCGGGAAAACTTATGCGGTCCTAAATCACTTACTCAGGGACGCTTTAACCAGCAAGAAGCCCAACCCTCGCTTCCACCTGTTATCGCCTACCTTTAAGCAGGCCAAGCAAGTTAGCTGGGATTATTTGAAGACGTTTTCGGCTGGCATCCCTGGCACTAAGTTTAATGAGAGTGAGTTAAGGGCTGATTACCCTAATGGGGCGCGTATTACGCTGTTAAGTGCGGAGGGCGGCGGCCAAAGCATCCGTGGAATTTATAGTGATGGATTTGTGATTGACGAGGCGGGTTTGATCGAAAATACCGTCTTTCCTGAGATTGTCAGACCGGCTTTAGCTGATAGAAACGGGCTTAATGGCGAGCAGACCTACTGCATCTTTGTAGGCACCCCGATGGGCCACAATTCCCTGTTTGATTTTTACACCCGTGCCAAGGAAGACCCTGATTGGCACTGTGCGGTCCACAAGGCTTCTGAGACGGGCATTCTGCCGGACGAGGAGTTGCAGGCTGCTAAAAGCACCATGCCGGAGGGAATTTACGAGGCTGAATTTGAGTGCAGTTTTGAAAGTAATGTTCCAGGGGCGGTGTATGCCAAAGAGCTTCAAAGTATGGAGGAGAACGACCAGATAGGCCGTATACCCTTTGATCCGGCTTTTAAGGTGCAGACCTTTTGGGATCTCGGGATAAATGACAGCACCAGCATACTTTTTGCACAATTGGCGCATGGTAATCGTAGTATCAGCATTATCGACCATGTGAATATGACCGGCGAGGGGTTACCCTATTATGCAGACCTCTTGGATCAAAAGGCTAAGCAGTACTCGTGGACCTATGAGGCGCATACCGCCCCGCATGATATTAATGTGCGCGAGCTAGGCACCGGCAAGACCCGTCAGGAAACGGCGTTGAGCTTGGGTATTAACTTTAGGGCCGCCCCCAAGCTGCCCCTTGAAGACGGAATAAATGCCGTCAAGATGACCCTGCCCAGGTGTTATATCGACCGGGACAAGTGCAAGCGGCTGCTGGAAAGCCTCAGATTTTACCATCGGGTGTATGACGCTAAGAACTTGGTCTTCAGATCGAGGCCGCAACATGATTGGAGCAGCCATGATGCAGACTGTATGCGCACGCTGGGCGTATCGATCCGACAGTCGGTGCCGCAAGTAGAGTCGGAATTTAGCCGCCCTGGCGCGGCTGCGGGTAGCTGGATGGGATAGCATGGGATTGCTTGGTCGAGATCCGTCTGTGGCGTACAGGGGCGGTTTGCTGCCATATTTGCAGCGTACCGTTACCGACCCCGGCGACGATATAACGGAGTATGAGCAGCTAGAATGGGCCTTGCCTGGGTTGCTGTATGAGCCGTTGAGCGGCATGGCTAAGACCGGCGGTATGCTTGCTGGTGACGTGCCTGTTGATCCACGCACCATGACGCAGACGATGGTTGATGCTCCTTTAATTGGCGGCTTGCTTGCTGGTGCTACGGGAGCGGTTCCGAAAGGTGCTGTGCTTGTTGCTTTTGGTGGGCGCGGTGCGGCAACGGCTGATACCCGCGCTTTAGGCAAAGCCATGTCGATGGAAGGGCGTGGCGCAAGCCGTGATGAAATATGGAATGAGACGGGACGAAT